TGGAGTGACCATGAATGGGGAAACTCTCTATACTCAAGCACAAGAGGAAATTGTAAAGTTAGAGGAACAGATTCAGTTAGCATTTGAATTGCCGATTAATCATATGATAGGATAAAAAATGGCTGTTAATAAACATTTTCATACCAGTAATTCTGCTGCTATTGCAACAGAAAAATCTTTATATAGTAATTTGGTTGCAGAAGCAATTCAGATTTATGGACACGATGTTTATTATATGGATCGTACTCTTGTAAATGAGGATACTATTTTAGGAATAGATCCTCTTTCCAAGTTTAAGGATGCAGCAAAAATTGAAATGTATATGGAAGATGCAGATGGAGGGTTTGCTGGAGAAAGAGAGCTTATATCTCAGTTTGGATTAGAGAATTTAAGTGAAGCAACATTTGTTGTAAATAAGTTACGTTTTCAAGAGATGACTAAACAAATCATGATTGAAAGTGGTACTTCTTCAGAAGAAGGCGGTTCTATATTATTGGAAGAGGGAAGTTTAATTCAGTCAACTGATGCTGGTGGTAGCATCCTAATAAATGCTACTGATTCTTCTTCTTCAAATGCCGGCGATGAATTTTTACTGGACGGAACTGACAGTAGTTCAACAGATGCTGGGGATAAAATTATTCTCAATGCTACTGCTATAGATAGCTATTCAAAACTAGAAGGAAGCACCTTTTATATACTTACTGAAACAGCTGCAACCGATTCCGATAGACCTTTAGAGGGAGATGCGCTTTATCATCCTATTCTTGAAAAAATGTTTCAGATAAATTTTGTCGATCATGATGAACCTTTTCATCAGTTAGATAATAATCCAGTATATAAATTAAGGTGCCGTCTATTTGATTATGGTATGGAGGCACTGGATACTGGTATATCTGATATAGATGCAATAGAGGACATTGAAACTTTTGAGGCTTTAATTTATCAGTTTACTCTGGAACAATCTTCAGCAGTAAATGAAGACATAAGATTGGAAAATGGAATTACTAATGCTGGATTGGCTTTATTAGACGGAACTGATCTTGACTTTGAAAGAATGGTTATTAATGGAACTGCTCTTAACTTTGATAGAATGGTTCTCAGTGGAACAGATTCCAGTTCAACTAATGCTGGAGGAAATATTCGTCTGGAAGGCGGAGACAGTTCTGACGGTATTCTTTTAAATGAGATTTCTGAAATTATACCATCAAATCGTGAAAGTAATGTTAGACTAGAAGGTGGAGATAGTTCTGACGGCTATCTTCTGAACGAAAATTCAGAAACCAGTACTTCAAATGCTGGTGATAATATAAGCGGTGAAGATGACACAACTTCAGTGGGTGAGAGTATTATACTTGAACAACCAGCAGATAGTGGTGATGCTGCATACCTACTGAATGAGGACTATATAGTAGGAGACTTTAGCGCTGACAAAACAACACAAAATGAACTCTTTGAGGTTCAAAGTCGCTCTGTTTTAGATTTCAGTGAATCAAACCCATTCGGCGATGTAGGGAGTAGCTCATAATGTTTAATTTAAGTGATATACCAAATCCTAGTAAGAAACAACTTGCTAAAGAGATGGAGGGTATTCCACAGCATTTTGTTAATTATGTTCATGGTGAGTGTGTGGGCGACTACCACAATAATCCAGAACAGCGTAATGCATATATGCGTGAGTATCATAATAAATATCGTAATGGTATGGAAACACCAGAACAAAGAGAAAATCGTAAACAAAAACAAAAGTTATCAGACGCTAAAAGACATAAGGAAACATACCATCTAAGAAAAGATGAATATAATACCAAGAGGCGTGAAAGATATGCAATGAAGAAAGAGGAGATGGTATAATGTTGGGAACCCAGTTCTACCATGAAACCATAAGAAAGGTCATAGTTTCTTTTGGAACGATGTTTAATAATATTAATTTAGTTCGTAAAGATAGTTCTGGAAATATATCTCAATCCATGAAGGTTCCTCTTGCATACGGTCCAAGAGAAAAATTTCTTGTTCGTTTAAGAGAGGATGCAGATTTATCTAAAACAGTTGCTATTACTTTACCAAGAATTGGTTTTGAGATAACAAATTTATCATACGATCCTACTAGAAAATTAAATCGTGTTCAAAAATTTAAAAAGGTGAAGGGTGCTAAATCATCTCAGCTGGATACACAATTTATGCCCGTCCCTTATAATATCGATATTGAATTATATGTGATGGCAAAACAATCTGATGATGCGTTGCAGATAGTGGAACAAATTCTTCCTTATTTTCAACCAGACTATACTTTTACAATTAATGATCAGCCTGATATGGGAATTAAAAGAGATGTTCCTATAATATTAAATAGTATAGCTTATGAGGACACCTATCAGGGAGATTTTACTACACGTAGAGCTCTTATATATACTTTGTCATTTACTGCAAAATTTTACCTTTACGGTCCTGTTACTTCCAGTAAGGTTATTAAGACAGTACAGGTTGATCAATACACAGACTTACAAGATACTTCGCCGAAAAGGGAGCAAAGATATAAAGTAACACCAAAACCAGAAACAGCTGAAGCTGATGATGATTTTGGATTTAATGAAACTACATCATTCTTTGTAGATGCACAAGAATTTGATACTGAAACTGGAGAAGATACTGATGGCCCCGGCCGTTCTGGAACAACCGATTAGGAGAACCTATGGAAATAGTCACAGAATATTGGCATCAAATTCTATTTTTATTGGGAGCAATTGTAGTAGCAGTACGCCTACAATCTGAAGTTAGAAATCTAAGAAAAGATGTGGATAATATGCAATCAGAGCTCGAACGGCGTGATACATATGTAGAAACCGTAAAGCAGCGGGCAGAGATTGATATACATGGTAAGCAAATATCTAGTCTATGGGATTTTACAAATCGCATAAGAGATCAGTTTGATGGCCTTGCAAGTAAATTAAATGGTAAATTATGACAGAAAAAATAGATAAAGAATTAGGTGTTGTACAAGATCCATTACAACAAGATATAATTGAACATCCTTGGGTGGGTGATGTTGATGTTAAACCTGGCAGTATTTCAATGGGTGTTGGATGGCCAGCAAAAGTAGCTCCACCTGTCACTGCTCAACAATATAAAAATGAGGAGGATGTAGAGAAAGATTATGAATACCAACGAGAAAACTTCTACAAACTGGTTGAACGGGGTTCCGTCGCTATTGACGGCATACTCGAGCTGGCCAGAGAAGGAGAACATCCAAGAGCCTACGAAGTGGCAGGACAACTCATCAAAAATGTTGCAGAGGTTACTGAAAAACTTGGAGACTTACAAGAGAAAATGAGGAAACTCAAAGAGGTTCCTGATAATGCACCGAAGAATGTAACTAACGCATTATTTGTGGGGTCTACAAAAGAATTACAAAATATATTGAAAGATAAAGTTGGAGGCGAAAATATTTGATTAATGTAAAAAAAGTTCATTCGTGGTCTACAACTACGTTTGTCTTTAAAATTGAAGATATGAATAATGAGCAAATGCGAAAAGAGATCATGGCCAGAGAAAAGAGGGGATTTGGATTTAAGTTCGATCCAATACAAGGAGGAGGCTGGCAAAGTAATAAAGATTTACTTGAAACTGGAACAGCATTTTCTAATTTAAAAAAATACCTCATTCGTTATGTAAATGAAATATTAAGTGAGACTTATGTTGATAGTGCTACAATTAGAATGATTAATAGTTGGGCTAATATAAGTAGAAAGGGTGAGTATACTTTACCTCATATTCATGAGGAAGCTAGTTGGTCTTGTGTTTACTATGTCACACCTACAGGAGATGCAAATCTTTATTTAAAAGATCCAAGACCATTAGAACAAATGGATCGATCTCATCATTATTTAAAAGACCCTTATGCCAATGTAGTTAGAAAAAGGCCATTTCAAACAGGAGAAGTTATATTATTTCCAAGTTGGTTAGAGCACGGTGTGGGTACAAATGTATCTGATTCAACAAGAATAAGTATAGCAGCTAACTTTTTAATAGAGGAATAAAATGACAGATGCTGTCTATCTAGGAAACCCCAATCTCAAGAAAGCAAATGTCTCTCAGGAATGGACAAAGGAAGAAGTTGAGGAATACACAAAATGTATGGACAATCCACAATATTTTATAGAAAATTATGTAAGGATTGTTTCTCTTGATAAAGGCCTTATCCCCTTTCATATGTACTCTTTTCAAAAAGAAATGGTGGGAACATTTCATAGCAATCGTTTCACGATTTGTAAATTACCTCGACAGTCTGGAAAATCAACTATTATTATTGCTTATCTTCTACATTATGTATTATTCAATGCAACAGTTAATGTAGCAATTCTTGCAAATAAGGCTGCTGTAGCTCGTGACCTGCTATCACGTTTGCAACTTGCATATGAGCATCTTCCTAAATGGTTACAACAAGGAGTAATGACATGGAACAAAGGGAGTTTAGAACTTGAGAACGGGTCCAAAATATTGGCGTCTTCTACAAGCGCTAGTGCTGTGCGTGGGGGTTCTTACAATATTATATTTCTGGATGAGTTCGCTTATGTCCCAGCTAATGTAGCAGAACAGTTCTTTTCCTCAGTGTATCCTACAATATCTTCTGGACAAACGAGTAAAGTAATAATCGTATCCACACCACACGGTATGAATATGTTCTATAAAATGTGGGTAGATGCTGAAGAAGGTAGGAATACGTATGTTCCTATAGAGGTACATTGGAGTGAAGTTCCTGGCCGAGATGCTAAATGGAAAGAAGAAACAATCAAGAATACCTCTGAATCTCAGTTTAACACAGAGTTTGAGTGTGAATTCTTAGGTTCTATTGATACACTTATTACACCAGCAAAACTTAGAACACTTGCATATAGAGAACCAATAAAGTCCAATGCAGGGTTAGATCAATATGAAACACCCAAAAAAGAACATACATATATGATATCCGTTGATGTGTCAAGAGGAACTGCGAAAGATTATTCTGCTTTTACAGTTATAGATATATCTCAAATACCATACAAGTTGGTTGCAAAATACAGGGATAATGAGATTAAACCTCTACTGTTTCCCAGTAAAATATATGATGTTGCACGAGCATATAATCAGGCATTTGTTATGGTTGAGGTAAACGATATAGGAGAACAGGTAGCAAACACTTTACAGTTTGATTTGGAGTATGACAAC